GCCGGGGGGCAATCCACCGGCATGAGGCAAGACTGGGCTGGATGTGAGTCCCATCTGGGGCTCGCCCATAGGTGTCAGAGGTTGAAAACCCTGCTCGTATCTGCTCATGCTACCAACCTCCCGACTGCCGCATTAATTGCTACTTCCTGAAGTGCGTAGGGACATCGGTCTATGGTTATCTCAAGCCCCACGCGGAGATGCTCGCCCGCGCCTGTGGTGTTAATCTTCTTAGTAATCACGCTCGGCCTCCCGCCAACATACTCATCCTCGCCAAAGTTGACCACACCCCACTCGCTAGTGCCCACGGGTGTAATCCTAAAGTCCGTTGTGTAATCGCAGTAGCTACCGAAACCCCACTTAGCCTTGGCGTCCGCTGGGATAGCGTCCGCACGCAGGAGGTAAACAATAGACTTTGGTATCGTGTTCTGTATAACCGACCCAGTAGACAGGGCCATGCTCTCAAACTCCATTTTAAAATTCTCATATCCGTTGTAGCCCTCATATTTAAGGATGCCTTTATCTAGGTCGCCGCCCATTAGAGTGGTTCCAATCTCGCCGTCCTCAACAAAGCAGGCGGCGTTCCAGTAGCAATCAGTCCACCTCGTAACCTTCAGCCCACCGGTGCTGGATGGGCGCTCCGTGCTGAATGCGTAGGCTATTTTGCTGGAGGTGAACAGGCAGACAAACAGGGCGCTTGACGGGATATACGTCATACGTATACCCCTGACGTACGCATCGCTCTTGGCCTCGCTGATGATCATGTCGGTGATGGCGCGCTTGACGTTCATTGACGCCTCGCCGATTGGGTTCGACTTCTCCTGTATCGTCCTACCAAAGCTACGGACGCCGGTATCGTCGCAGAACATAACGTCAGTGCCGATGTTACAAATAGCGTCCCGCTCAACCAGCCCCACGTTAGAAATTCCGTCTTGTAGCTGGATACCGTTCTCGCCTGCTGGATCTCCGCTGTCCGCGTTAGCGTAGATGATCATGGACCGACGCCCGAAAACGATCAGGAAGCCGTTGTGGGCGTGTATGTTGACGATCTCGTCAAATCCTACCGGCCAGTACTCGGAGACGTTGATAAGCCCGCCGGTGTTCTGTCCGTCAGTCGCTACGCCCTGACCGTCGTACCACAGGTCCTCTCGCAACAGGCTGGAGTAGTGGATGGTCTGGTAGTCGCCATCGACGCCAGACACCCACAGGCGTCCGTAGGCAGATATTGCAACGTCACCGTTAAGCTCACCCGTAGCCGTCATGTCACTGCCGTCTGAGGCAGTTGGTGGCTGATAGGTTGGCATGTCAGACAGCTTGGAGTAGCCGCCGTTGCCGTCGTACTTTAGTGGCGGGTTGCCCTTAGAGAACACGTATACGTCGTCTTTAAAGTGAACGTAAAGCGAAGTCCTAAGACCGTCCTCGCTGATGCTGCCGTCACGCGGGATGCTACACAGCTTAATCTGGCCGTCGTTGACATAGGCCAACTGGGTGGTGCCGTAGTCCGATGTGCCGTAGTCCTTGTTATTAAACTCCCCAGTACCAAAAAGGGTGTCGCCCCATCCGTCACCGTCGATCTGGCTGTTTCCGCCGGTAAAGAAGCTGGTGACCGTACAAAGGGGGTTTGGCTTAAAGCCTCGCCCGTCTTGCCTAGGCGTGTAGTGCGCGGACACGTTTATTGTCTCGTGGCGCATTGAGTCCGCCGTGGGCCAGAATCCGGTGACGTACTTGCTAAACGCTTGGCGGGAGGTCATACGGCCAACACGGTCAACGACAATGTTGTCGGCGACCAGAGCGAAGGTTGGGTCAGAACCGATGGGGTTCATCTCCGTGTTTAATCCTTGGAAGCCCTGCCCCCTTAACGTGAACTGCTGAGTAGGTTGCGCCATTAGACTACCGCCCAAGTCTGCTCAGTTGGTGACAGCGTGGCGTCTAGCGCGGCTGCATCACGGATAAACTGTTGCGCCATGCCCATCAGCTCTGTGGCAGTCTGCCCGCCAACCTCGCCACGCTCCCTAGCCGCTAGGGCCAGCGCGTAATAAAGTACGGGCTGATCAGGTAGTCGCAGCATGTCGCCATCCTCCTTCATGTCGGGCAACGCCCTCCATCCGAGCACCTCCACGGTCATCTCGCCGTCTGGGATAGGCCCCAGCCTTATAGACAGGTTGCCGGACTCGTCTGTGCCGTCGATAGCCCAGCCGATAGGTCTGCCGGTGTTCGTCACGGGTATGATCCCCGCAACGTCATACTGTCGCAGTGGCCGCTTATCGAAGAAGACTTCCTTGACGCTGCCGCCACATGAGTCGGGCAGGACGTAGGATGGCTGACCTAGCTTTGTGTTTACGATCCAAGCCTCGCGGGTAGCGTTCCACCTGTTGGCTGATTCAACCTGACGCTTGGCGTCGTTAACGAAGTCCTTAACCAGATTAACCACTGGGTCCTCCTTGCGAAGGACGGAGGTTGTCAGGGGCTCCCTAAGTCGTGATAGGACGCCGTTTACTAGTTCCAAATATGTCATGCCATCAGGTCCTTGAATAGAGATTGATACACATCGGTGCGGCGTTTCTGAAAGCTATCAAACTGTGGGGCCGGAAAAAGCGGTCCCCATGTTGGTCGGCTGTTATCGCCAGAGCCGCCGAGCATTCCAACGCCAGCTACTTGGCCTTGGCCATTGCCGTCTCCGTCTCCGTCTCCGTTACCGTCGCCATTTCCATTGCCTTGGCCATTTCCATTGCCTTGGCCATTTCCATTGCCTTGGCCATTGCCGTTGCCGTTGCCATTGCCGTTGCCGTTGCCGTTTCCACCATTAGCGCCGCCTGCGTCAGTGCCAGTGCCTCCAGCGCCACCACCAGCAAGGACGCCGCCATTTAGGTGTGCGTCTCGGATATCTTCCAGCGTTTTAACGCCATTATCGGTGCCCTCGGTGCTATCGGTGCCCTCTGTGCTATCGGTGCTTTCTCCGCCACCATCCGTACCCTCTGCGCTGCCACCGCCGTCACCTGTGGCGGCGTCCCCGCTGCCACTGATGATCCTAGGATCATCTGCAGGGACGCAGGCGCCAGCGCCATCCATGAAGCCTGACCCACACTCAAAGCTGGGGTATATTGTGGTCGGATCACCATCCGCCATAGGGTCTGGCTCGGTAGCTCCGTCCGCATTGGTTCCCGTCTGAAGGTCGCCATTAGAGCCAACAGCATCAACCATTCCCTCTTCTGGAATGAAGTCACCGACAGCGTAGTCGCCCTTTATTATCCAGACGTCACCGTCTACGTTGTCTTGAACGGTGACGGTTCCGTCCGGATTCTTGCTGATTACTTCGTACTGCCCTCCAGATGCGCTTGGGTCCCCCCCGCCGCCTTCCGCGCCGGAATCGCCGCCACCATCTGCTCCGTCGCCACCATCTGCTCCGTCGTCGCCGCCACCGCCGCCACCGCCTCCACCACCTGCTTCTTCATCGGGAGGGGTGATGGTTGGCATATCAACCTCAGTCTCTACGCCGAAGTCCTCTTCAAACTCGTCGTCTTCGTTCTGAACTCCATTGTTGATAATGTCAGTCTTGTCTGGATCAGCGCCGCCATAGTCCACGTTGTAGTCTTCGTAGCCCGAGTACACATCTCCGGCTGCCGATACAATATCTCCCAGCGTCCCAAGGGCGTCAGTCATATTCCCGCCTTGCTCGGCGGCCCCCTTTGCAACCTCGTACATCTTGTTGAGGGTTTCTTGGCTATACTTCCCCGTAGCCGCGTATCCGTCTACGATAGCCTTTAGGTCACCTCCCTCAGCCTGACCAACCGCGTCCACCACTCCGCTACCTTTGATGATATCGCCCAGCTTTGCCCCACCATAGGATGTGGCGGCAGAAATAAGAGCATCCTTAAAGTCAACCTCTCCAGTAAGCGCCGCTTGCTTTGCAATGCTTAGAATTGCCGATGACGCCGCCTTAGCTCCTGCGGCACCAAGCGTGCCCGTTAGGGCGCCCGTTAGTGCAGGGCCAACAACGAAACTGGCCGCCGCCATTATGGCCATCTTGCCGATATCGTGGACCGCGTCGCCCTTGGAATGGCTTACGTCACCCGAAACCAGATCAAAGTTGACCGCGTAGCCGGGAGAGTTAGTGCCCGAGCCCGTGATAGCACCTGTGGAATCAAGGCCCACGGACTCGTACAGGTCGTTAAGCTGCTGGTTTAGAGCGTCATACTCCTCCTGATGCTCCTGCCGTTGCAGATGCCCCTCGGAACCGTAAACCTCTGCCTCGGCTTCCTCCCTGGTGGCGCCTTGGTACATCAGTACATCAACGCGCTTGATCGACTGGGCGTCCTCGCCTCGGCTACGTGTCTGCATGACGCGGGCCTCGTTGCCCTCGTACTGGCGCATTTCAGCCTTGATACCGTTGACGCCTGCAATGAACTCCTGCCACTCGCCCTCGGAAACGCCGAGGTGCTTAGACGCAGGGCCGAAGGAGTCCTCCCAGTTGAGTTCCTCACCATACCGATCAACCTGTGGGCGCCCTAACTCATCAACGCCGACAACTTCCATTTCACCATGTGCGGTATCAATGGTGTCGCCCACACTGTAACGCCCAGCGTTAGCACTAGACGAGAGAGGGTTGGCGAGGGGGTCATCGGCTGCGGATGAGCTGGATAGCGGATTACTAAGGGCACTCATTCTGCTATTGACTCCCCGCCGCCTCAAATAAGTCATCAAGCTGTTCGTCAGTAATGCCAGCCGCTTTGGCAACCTCGGTCACCCACTCATCTAGCCGGTTTATGGTTGTGGCATAGCCCCAGTGAATGGCGTATGGCGTGACATCTACACCATCGTATTCGGCCTTGGCATCTAAGGTGGCCACAGCCGCGCTCATAACGCCGTACACGCCTATTTGATCTAGCTGTAGTCTGAGGCTCTCGTTGGTCGCTG